AGTTAAACAATGCCAACCGTTTTATTTTTAATCCTGATAACGGCAAGGTTTATTCTATTTCAACCAATCTATTACTTTCGACATTCACAAACCAAGTTAGCTTCGCCTTTAACGGTGTGCGCTATGATTTGTACAAGTTTGCTAATGGCAGATTTGCAACCGTAGATGGTGAAGTGCGGCTGATAAAAAAAGAATAACATGAAATCAATAATTATAAACCTACTAAAACAAGGATATGATTTCTTTGCCGTGGCATTGACAACTGGCTTTATATTTTCTTTTTTCTTCCCGATTAAACATTTCCTTTTATTTACCATCGGAGTAGTCATAGCTGACACAATCACGGGAATCAAGGCTGCAAAGAAAGAGGGCAATGCGATAACAAGCAAAGGACTGTACAGGACAACGGAGAAGATAGTGGTATATTTTACATCTATCCTTATATTTCACGGTGCGCAGCTTACTTTTGCAATCCCAATACCTATTGTTTATCTTGTCAGCTCGGTCATTGCTGGAACGGAGTTGTTTAGCGTGGCAGAAAATGTCAAGCGGATAACTGGAGTAAATCTTGGAACAATAATAATTAGATTTTTTAAACGTTAAAAACAAATATCATGCAGACTAATTTAAAAGACGCATTAAAAAATGCAGATGGGATAAAGTCACCTCTTGGCGACGTGGCTTGTTATTCACTTAATTTTGCAGAACTTGCTCAAGAAGTCAATGTACACTTGGAAGGCAATAAAGTTAAATTCACTTGGCGGGAATATGTGCAACTTGCCCAAATAATTTGGGATAAGATTAAAGAGACAAGCCGTGAATGTGCTGGTAAGGAGATAGAAGTAAAAGTCCCTGCAAAGTTTGGTTTAATTAGTGCGGCTTTTGCATTGATTGGCTTTAAGTTATAGGCGCAGCAGGATTCGCTACCTTATGCGGCCGAGGGGAGTAGATTGATTTCTATTCCCCTTAAAAATAATAAAAAATATGAAACCAAATGATTTTGTAGTATGTGTAGATGCTGGGCATGGTGGACTACGCAAAGGAATAGGCCCGGATAAATACGTCACCTATCCTTCCAAATGCTTCCAACATAAACACGGTAAATTCCATTCCTATGGCTGGTTTTTTGAAGGAGTGTTTAATCGCTCTGTTGCCAATTTCCTTGAGCAGTTTCTCCTTGATTATGGCTTCCAGGTTAAAAAGGTCTATGAGCCTATAATTGATACATCACTTAACAAACGATGTCAGCTCGTAAATAGCTATGCTTCTTTAGGCAAGGCTACTGTGCTTGTTTCCATTCACGGCAATGCGGCAGCGTCAACATCTGCCAGAGGATGGGAGGTGTTTACATCGCCAGGTGAAACCAAAGCGGATCTCCTTGCAACATTAATTGGAGAGGAGGTGAAAGCTGCAACACCAGGCTGGGTACATAGACATGATTACATTGATGGTGACCTTGACAGAGAGGCAAGATTCCAAATGCTGACTGCAACAAAGGTGCCAGCAGTATTGACAGAGAATGGATTCTTTACAAATTACAATGATACTGTGTTGATGATAGACAAAGAATGGCAGGAGGGAATAGCCAAAGCTCACGCTAAAGGCATTCTTGAATATGCCATAAAGCAAGGTGTGGAGTGGTAACAAAAAAGCCGCAGGAAAAACACCTGCGGCCACATTACACTAAGTAAACACCACTCAACTTTTGAAGAGTTTCTTGAACATGATAGCTGCATTAGCTTTGACATCGTCTTTTTCACTTGTATTATTTACTATCATAAATAAAATAGCCTGTAATCTTTCCGGATTCATATACTGATAAAATTTCCTACCTGCTCCATCGTTGCCGGAGTAAAATTGCAATAAAGCACTATTTGTGTTTACAACATTATTTTTATTAATAGGTTTTGGATATTTCTCTACCAATAATAATCCATGCTTTATTTCCTTGTCGTTTAATAATTTAGTTATCTGCATGACTTCCTATTTTTAAAAGTGTTAGTTTAGTTTCTTCTTGCCTTATCCTGGTGGCTAAGTAGTCAACATAAAAATAATTAATCTTTCTCCTCATTGTCTCCTCCATGTATGCCAGGTTCAACCGGTGGAGTTTCTTTTCTATAACCTTTATTTGCATCATTTTCATAATAAGTTTTAGAAATTAACGCTATTTGGAAAGCATCAATTTCATCTTGTGAAAGTTTTTTATTTCCATGCACCTCTAACTTCATTGCCTTTATGACTGACATACAATAATCAATAGTCCATTTGCTGCCTTTGTGCTGCGGTGAAATACCTTTTACTTTATGTCCATTCAATTCTAATAAGTCAATGATTGTCCTGGATGCACCTTGATTCATGCCGACGTTTCGGCTGATCTTGTTACTTGCTTTTACATTTGCGTGTTTTCTAAAAGTAATATTTTGGAGGGAAGAATCTTCTACAACTATGGCACAATCTCTCTCCCATGTTAGGCTATCCATTATCCATG